GGGTTCCTTCCCAAAAGGTAAACCTAAACCGCCTAGGAAAGGGGGTAAGTTCCAGGATCGTTGCGATGACTCCAATCTATCTTTAAGATGATCGAAGAATATCTCGTCAACGGTTTTTGACATTTCCTCCGGACACACACGCTTCACCTCAGCCAATTGATCACAATATGGCATCACTGATGAAGTGGGTCCGACCTTTTCGACCACGTCCATTCGGGTGTCGTTCATTACTTTAGCCTGGCCCTTTAAGAGCCCAGGGTTCAATACGAACAACTCCGAAAGCCCGCTTACGCGGCTCTCGCCCGTTACTTCCGTCTTCTCCGCTTCAACCCAGTAGAGTGTGCTATTGATATCCACGAATAGTGGTGTACAATAGTTCTTTCCTGGGGAAGGCGTTAAACCTGCACTGGTTGCTATCAATTTCCAAATTGGATAATGTACACGGTTTGATGTAAAACTTACATCATCACCATTGAACATTGGCCGAAACATACGCTCGACAAACTCCCATGAAAGGGATCTATCGTAGTATTCTTCAGCTGATGCCCAAAGGACCGCCGCATTAACCAAATTTAAAATTGGAAATGATAGTGGACTACCCATAAGCTGCCCCCAACACTGGATGATAACCTCACCATCAGAATATTTAAGATGATGTGGTCCTAGTGTTAATCTCATAACCTTTATCCAAAATGGACCAAGATTAGAGAAAAGAGCTATGGTGTCTATGAAGCCTGCAGGGAGATTCGGATGCATACCGTCCGTGGCGGTTTTAAAATCGCCGGCGACAAAAAATGTCCTCCCGTCCTTCCTCCCCAAACTGTATTCAAAGTCGAATTTCCATTCTTCTTGGAGTATAGTACCTAGATACATTGCACACATGTCCTCGACATTGTTCCGTTTTCCAATAAATTGGAAACAGGGACGATATCGAAGCCTTCCATGTAATATGGGCTGTAACAGGCGACCACCTTGGTAAATTTTACCGGGGCCCGCAGTTATTACCCTTACTTTGAAAGGTTCTAAAACCATGTGTACTGTTGCTTCACAGTGATCTGCGCGTATTACGGCATCTGCCACGACATTTCGAACGGTCTCTTTCGAGAAACCGAATGAAAAAAGAGGTAGTTCAGTATTTTGATACTGGATACTTCCCCATTCGTGAGCAGTACGTTTCCAACACTCTTCAGGCGTCTTATTTGACCAGATTGAGCGATAATTATCTCTCAAATCCTGGCATAACACCCGATTAAATTCAGTGTGGGAACCCCCGTCTTTACGTGCGCATTCATCTGTAGCAGAGATGCTAGGTGTCCTCCAATCCGACAAGTCCTTTGTTAAGTCCCCGGAATAAAATTTCTGAGTGAGACTCTTTAACTTAGTACAGACTTCCCCAAGC